TTATTTTTTTAATGCTACCAGTTCCATAATCTGTGTTTCAGTCATTCCAGTCTTTTCCATAAACTTAAATAACTTCTCACCTTTCTTTTCTTTTTCTACTTCGGCTTTGAGTGCTTCAAGTTTCGGTAACAAGTCGGATGGACTAATCAATCTTCTTTCGGACTTCGTACCCTTCACCATTGAACGGATTACTTTTAAGCAATCGTCTAAAGAAGTTTCTTTGGTCTCTTCCTTCTCTACTACCAATTCTTCAATCTCTTTCTTTAACTGTGCCTTTGTAGTAGCATTAAATACTTTGTTCTTAATCTTATCAATACCAGACTTAGAAAGCCTATTCAAATACTCATAAGCACCATCACTTAAATCTGTAAGTTCAAGTGCATCTTTAACTGTAAATTTAGCCATAACTTATTAGTAATTAAAATTAAACGCTACAAAATAAATAAAAAAAACTGGATAGTCTTTCAACCATCCAGTTTAATTAAGATTTATTAATAGTTCCTTTTAATTTCTATCTGTGTTCCATACTTAGCACTAAGCAGTATCTTATACAGTTTCTCAAATGCTTTCGTACTATCTATTACCTTTCCGACTTGCTTATTATATCCGACAAGAATACAACCAGCAGAATCTTTTGCATCGTTTCCGATATGTATTAGAATACCTTCAAAACCTTTTACACCAATTATTCTTGGAACTCTGCCACCACATAACCGTTTATAGTAATTCCTCTTTACATATTTCGGAGAAACTACATTTAAACTAATTTGATACGTTCCAGTTGGTATAGCAGTTTCAGCATAAACTTTTAACTGCTTAATGGCTTCTACGTCCATTGAATCGGTTAATCGTCTGTCAGTATCTTCTAAGGTATCACAAATATATCTTTTAGCATTCGAATTTTCATCTATATAATATAGTTTCCCAATAGTGTATTTCTCTTTATTAAAACATCGTTCAAGTATTAACTTCATTTCTCATTCTCTATTTTATTTATTAGGTCTTCAATCTTTTTAAATTGCTTGCTTTCGAACTCTCCCAACTGTGTTTTAAAATAAATACTTACTCCATATATGCTACCACCAGCGACAAATGCTTGTGCTACGTATATAAGAACACCAGTAGTTATTTCCCATAAGTTGAAGATAGCGCAAACAAATGCTAATATAATACCACTTGCAATAAGAGCCATTGCACTTATGTACTGAATCTTATCTTTGATTCCTAAAGTTTTCCAAGTTTCTTGCATTTTATTCTAAATATTAAATTAATTATCCGCTATAATATTCTATCCAAAATTCACCATCACTTATAAAGTATCTACTTGCATAGTCGATTTCTCGATTAGTTACCGTACTACCATCTGCTGTTCTGATTAATTTTAATCCAGTTTGTTTTTGACTATCTCCCCAAACATAAATATTACCGTAACCAGTCATTTTCTTTAAATAAACTTTCCTACCACAATTATATGTAGATGGTTGGGGTAAACAAACATCGCATCTTTTACCACTATCTGAATTTGTCAGTTTAAACAATATCATTTCATCGTTAGGCTGTAAGTAACAATTACTATTATTACTGTCTAATGCTGTAACTGTTCTAACCGTTAAACCGTTAATTGGTGAAAACTCTCTTATATACTTACTCGTACAAGTATCTGTAAATTCACCCTTATCTTGTTTCTTGTAATAAATAGAGCCAGCATATTTTTGGATTCCTTCATTACTAATCTTTAAAACGTTATCATCAGTATATCTAATATAAGTACCTTCGTTACCTACGTAGAATGTTTTATTTACTCCAAAGTTAGACGCTATTCCATCAGTACCAATTAAATTAAATGTAGATGTATAAACCTTAGTTTCAAAGTAAATAGTTCCTTGACATTGTGGAACGGAATCTACAGTAATAACAGTTCCAAGAAATTGTATCTCCATTACATAGTTTCCGATTGTTCCGTTAGTTGTATATGAAGTACCAACAGAAGGTGTTGCAGAATTATCGCCAGAAATACCGTGCACTACTGTACCATCTTTCTTTAAATTCAATTGATAACTATAATCGCTTAACTGGTATCTAATGGAATTAATACGCTTAATAACAACTTCGAAGTTTTGAAAATCCAATGTAGTATTAATTGGTAATTGTCCCATATTCAAAGTGGTATTAAATCTTACGGTCTGACTTGTTGAACTGCTTGTAGTAGTGGCATTATAATAGTTTACTACATAAGTTCTGCTTTTGAACTGCTCATAAGTTCCTAACGAATCACCGACAATATAAGTATTTCCGTTTGCACCATTTAATATAAATCCTTGCTTGGCATCCGTAACTGTCAAAGAACCATTAATAGAAGTATCTGCATTAATAGTAAAACCTCCATTATCAAGTCTTACGTTAACATCGTTAACGGCTGCTTCTATACTATCGGCTTTTTGATTAATAGTAGATATTTGTCCGTTTATATTATTAACTTGTGTGGTAATCCTTGTATTGGTTTGTTCAATCTTACTAAAGTTTGTTTCAAAACCTTCATCATTTTCTGGAATGTAGATTTGATAGTTTTCCCAATAGTTTAGTCCGTAATATCCATTTTCAGTTATGTTTATTGTTGCTGTATATTCATAGAATGTAACATTACCAACTTTCATAGTTTTATCAGTACTTCCTAATACGCTTGTTAATCCTATTCCACTATAATTACCCAAATCAGAAGAAGGATAAGTAGTGCCAAAACTTGCTATCTCAATTGAACTTGATAAACTTGCAGAATTAATAAATACTCTAAATTTATATTTACCAGCATTTAGAAATGTTGGTGTACTATAAATATCATTACTTCCATTATATCTAATTGGGTTGGTTGCTTGTGGCTCTTCCATTGTATAGTCATAAAGATAAAACGGTGTATTAATAGGAAAATAAGGCATAAATTTATTCTCCAAGTTTTCACCAGCAGTTGTAGTAAAGTTGCCACTAAATGAATTATACCCCTTTGAGATTACATTTAATCTATGCGTATTTAGATTAAAATCATTAATTCCGTTATACTGTACAATAGAAGGTGCTTGGATAGCATTATCCAAATATTGATTATTGTAAGCAGAAATTATTATGGCTGCTTGTCTATCTGTATCACTTCTATTTCCTAATTGTGCGATTTCATCACCTACTTCTGGAAATGAATTTGATTTACTATCTTTATCTGTCTTTGATACTTCGATATAATTATATGTTTCTCCATCTATTAATGATTGTCCAACACTTACTACTTTATTCCAATAGTATTTGTTCTTACTTGCTGCAACTAATTCAACGTTTCTTATATAAGTTGTTACGTTTTCCGATTCTGCATTAGTACAAACAAATTCCATATTACAAATACTTGGAAGTGTTGGTAATGTGGTAAACGTTATATAAAAGGTTTTATATTCAGTACCAATATTTCCGTCTATTCCGTTTAAAGTCTGATTATTAATAAACGCATCACCATTCGTAAAATATGGCTTTGTAGTGTCAATTATCGGAGAGTGAAAGATAAAAGATACGTTTGAATAAGATGCTTCATCTTGTTTCATATCAAATTTAATTGTATATTCAGTATTTGGACTTAGATTAAGTCTTTGTGCTAAATAACAAGTATTATTTTCAGATATAAAACTAACTTCACCATCTTCAACAGTTACTTTAGAATTATCCAAAGGCTTATAAGTATCAGAAGCACTCCAATTAGATAAATCAGTAAAAGTAGAATCATTTACTAAATTAGTATTTCCATCTAATAGAGTATTGAATGTTTGGCAAATTATTTGGTCATCTACTGCGAACTGATTATATATTTTTTTATTACCATCTGTTGTTTTCCAGTAGCATTTATAATTATCAGTTGTTTCTTCTACCTTATCCAATTTAGCGTTAGCAGCAGTAATTAATATTTGCCCTTTGGTACTCTTTATTTCGTCTATAACGAGTTGGAAAAAGTGTGCCGCCTTAGTTACTGTCAGAGTTTCTAAAGTCGCTGTATCGGCATTTAAAATGCTTGTAACGACTTCGTTTGGAATAATAGTGCCATCATAAATTAAATTTCCGTTTTCATTGAATTTCCAAGTTTTTGAATTAATTGTAACGGTATTTCCACTTTTCGAAATATCTAAAGTATTATCAGTATTACTAACTGTGTTAACTGCATCTGCTTTTATTTGGTTAAGTTCGTTGGTAATAACAGCATTCTGTACTGGATTAGTTGAAGATTCCGAGAATTCACTATCTACATTAATATTAGTAGATGAATTGGAATAAGTGGGAGAGTTATAGAAACCAGTCCCACTTCTTTGTTTATCCTTTGCAACTTTAATTATCTTTGTCTTAATCATATTTCTTTAAGTATTAAATGTGCTGTGTTATAAAATAAGTTTTCACTAATTGAAATCGGATAGAATGTTTTATTAAAATAATTCACTTTGTATCTGTTCCAATTAGAAACCTTATCCGTATTATAAATATCTGTTTCAAGAATCATTTTAGGCTTTTGATACTCGTTAAAGTAATCATTGCAATATAATTCTTCTGCTTTAGCGGAATCTCCATTAACTATGTTAGTTATATTAAATAATGGTGATTTGTCTATACCACTTACCAAAGTAGAAAGATTAACTGACGGCTCAATACCTAAACTTAATGCTTCATCTGCTTTTAATGCTGTATTGATTTTAAAAGTAATATCATCTTTCTTTTTAATGTTATTGGCTACTTCATCACTCATATAGATTAAATCGTTATCATCACCATTACTATTCAATCCAGCATTATCAGAATAGATTTTGCATTCGAAATCCTTAATAAAAATGTTCTGAGTATGTGCCAATATGAACTTACTTGTATTAGTAATCTTAGTATGTCTCCAAAAAGATGGGTGTCGTCTGGTAATATCATTCCACACTAAATTAACTGGCCCTAAGATTCTAAAAGTAACTTTACCGCTAAGATGGTCTGAATACTTAATAGGAATTGCTGTACCTTCTGCATCAATGTTCATCTTATAAGAAATAGTATTTTGTAATTCGAAATCATCACCGATTATTTTGTCGTGAAGTTTTGGGTTTACACCTAAACTAAATGTAGTCTTTAAATAGGATTGTGTTTGTCCGTTTTCATCTACGTATGTTTGCGTTACTCCGCTATTCTTATCTACCCAAACGAAATCGGAATTACCAAATTCATCCATATTAATTTCAACTAATCGTTTATCACCGATAATCAATTCACATTCTAATATTGGCAATTTGCTAAATTGGTCTAATGATTCTAACGATTCTCCGACATAAGTATAATTATACTCTAATTGGTGTTTTGGACGTATTTCAGTCCACGGTTGCAAACTACCAATATTATCGGAATAATAGGTACTAACATCTTCTGTAGTTGGATATTCAGATTTTAAGAACTTTCTTGTATAGTAAATATCGCTTTGTTTATCATAGTCAGTTTCTACCCTTCTAATAAACGTAGGTATTCCGTCAAAGTGCCTATACGCTTCATAGTTATTTGTTTTTGGACTTTCTATACCTTCTTTTTGTCCTCCATAACATTCATTAATGATAGGTTGCAAAAGCAGTTTTCCATTAAATACTAAATAATTGGTTGCTTTTTCATCTACTGGACTAAATACCATACCACCGTTATTAGAAACATATTCTATCATTCCATTATGATTTAATAAGTCTGTATCGGTTGGACTTTGTTGCCCTTCTGTATCTGATTCATTACCATTAACTGAGATTACCAAATAATCGTTTGTATCTTTCTTATTAACTAAACTGTTATCTTCTGCATCCCATTCAAATTTAACGCTACTAAAGCGAAGAATTGAAGGTGTCAGTTTGTTTTGGAAAATGTATCTTGCAACTTTATCTTGATTTATATAAACTCCGTTTGCATCTTGTTCGTAAATGGTATTAAGTTGGGTTTGTCCGTTATCCAGATAAACTTTCCAGTTCGGATTATCCATTACTTGCATATACCATTTATATTTCATAGTTTCCTCTTTATTATAATCTGTTTCATCTTGCACCATTGCCAAAAAGGTATCAGCGTGCAAACTAATAAATTCTTCTAAATAAGGCTGCTCAGACTTATATAAACTTGTTAAGTTATCACTATCCAATGGACTTGTAATTATATCTTCTACGCTCATTATTTCGTCCTTAACTTGGATTTGATTATATACATCTGCAATACTTATATTAGTACCATCGTCTGCATAATCATCTTTATTTATATTAATAAGAGAGATTGTTTTATTAATAGATTCATTAGTCATTACATTTAACCAACTAATACTATCTTTCTTTCTAATCGTATTCCAATCGAAAATATAAAAGTCAAAACCTATTTGGATAATATGTAGATTTAAGAACTGCATAATCTCCATTAGTATTTCTTCATTCGTTACTATATCATCTTCTGATTCTCCCAAAAAGATACTATCGGAAACTGCACATTCTTCAAAGATATTATCTATACTGTATTTCTTACTTTTATCAAAATATAACTTACTTGTATAATTCGAATTTACATCTAAATTAGTATTAAATAAAGTAATTAAGTAATCCTTGAATGTTCTAACGTCTGAATTGGCTTTTACAGTTTGATAGTTGGAATTATCCGTTAAGTAGTCATACTGTAATATACTAAGATAGTCAATACATTCTATATCAATTCTATCTAAATAATTGGCATAAGGTTGGGTATAAACATTAGGCGTAACGAATCCAGCAAACAAACAATTATTATCTTCATCAATTACGTTAATCTGTACTTCTCTTTCATTAGCACCGAAAAAGTAATCACCTAAATAGTTCTTACTAAGTAATGATAACTTTAGGCTCTTTTTAATAATCGGTTGGAAAGTATCATCTATACTTGTTTCTATACTAATAGGATTATCAGAGAAAAATATATCATTCTCTCCGATAACCAAATTAGTATTATCATTCTTCTTTTTAATGTAAATAGTAAATATCTTACCATCTACATTTTTAAATTGTCCACTTATCATTTTATACCTATATTTTTACCTAATTTAGATTGGGTTTTTCCGTAGTTCTTCAAAGTACCATACAAGTCGCTACCTTGTATCTTCCAAGTAACTGTACTTTGTGTTGCTTCACCACCAATTCTATTATTATTAATGGCATTAAATAAATGTGCTTGTTGGCTACCATTAAGAATCATTTCGCCCTTATTTACTCGTGCTAAATTGTAATCCCCAATAGTTGTAGAACCTCCGATAATACCACCACTTGCATATCCAGCAGTAGCAGATTTAATAGATGCAATGGTAGCAGTAAGAGTAACCAAACCAGCAGCAGCACCAGCAATCCAATCCCAAACGGTTGCACCTTTCGGAACTGTTGCAAACTGTTGAACTAATGCGGCAATTGCTTGTGCAATAATAGCACCCACTTCTAATTCTGGTGTTTCAAAAGCACTTCCAATATTACCCATTGCTTCTGCCATACTTTCAGAAGCACTAATTATATTATTAAAGTCTTTCTTGGCTTTGTCCATATCAGAAGTATCTAATTTAATTGGAATATCTAAACCAATCATCTTAGATATATTATCAAGCATCTTTTGTGCTTCTTCTACATCTATTTCACCTTCATCAAATCTTATCTGTACTTTCTTCGCTTCTTCGAATAATCCATCAATATTACTTTGTAAATCATCAGTCCAAGTTGAAGTATTGCCAAATATTTCTTCTTTTAACTCTTCTGGTGATTTTGTTGGTTCATATTTAACTGGAACTACAATTTCACCTACATCTGTTTTTCTTAATGAATCTTCGAATTTGCTTTGTCCATTTGATTTTACTTTATCTAATGGAGATTGTTTAACGGTATTACCACCGCTTTTAGATGAAATCTTTGTAGGTGTTGTAATAGTTGGTGTAACACTTCTATTCATATAAGCGTTAGCACCTTTCAAGAAAGAATCTCTTTCGTTTCTTAATGCTTCTCTTTCTTCTTTTAGTTTTTGCAGTTCCTTAACGTTCCAACCCCTACCGCTATTTTTATCTCTTTCTATTTCTGCAATACGTCCAGACTTTTTATTAATGGCTTTATTGTATTTGTCCGTTCTATATGTAACGTAACTTTGTTGCTCTTCTTTGCTACCTCTACGCTTTAATGCTTCCAACTGAGCACCAGAACCAGTCCCACTTGATTGTAAACCCTCTTGTATGTTTTTAATTCGTTGTGCTTCACTAACCATTGCACCTAAGTATGCAATAACTTTCATTGCTCCAATCTGTAATGAAGTCCAAAAGTTATCCCAATCTGTTTGTAATGGTGCAAGTGCTTCACCGACTTTCATTTGTTCGTTTTGAAGTTCAACTAACTTTCTTCTTGATTTCTCAGCAGTCGTTTCGAAGTGTTCACCAGCAGAACTTAATTGGCTGTCTATAACTTCGGCTACTGCTTCGGTCATAGTCTTTCCTTCTGCCATCTTATTTTTAAGTTCACTTGCTGATATTCCTAAGTTATCTAATATTTGTACGGACTGCCTACCTAAACCAGTTACAATAGAATTTACTAAGTAATCCACACTTTCACCAGTCTGTTGTGATTTCAATTGGGCAAATTCCAAATACTTTCCTAAGTCTTTCATTGGAATATTGAAATCATTTGCCTTAACTGTTGCTTTCATCAGTTCCAAATCATTAACAAGTCCGTGGGTATGTGTTCGTAATGATTCTAAGTAAATATTCGTACCTCCAATTTCTTGGAATCTGTGTTTTATTCCTTCTGCTTCTTGTGCTAATCTGATTCCTTCGCTTGTCAGTTCACCAATCTTTTGTGCCGCATCTACCGCCATCAGTCCGACTGCTGCAATTCCAGCACCCTTTGCGAAAGAACCTATTGACAAACCTAACTTATTTGCAGATGCAGTAGATTCGTCAAAACCACTTTTCATTCCTTTTATATTGTCTAAGAAGCCATTGAAGTTTCCAGTTCGTAAATTACCCATCATTCCGTTAATGGAATTAGCAGTATTATTTACTCCCTTATTGAACTGTTCCAATTGCTTGTTGGCTTCTTGTACTTTCTTTTCGTACTTATAGACTTCGGAAGCAGATTTTTCTAATGCTTTATCGTGTTGGGACATATTTGCTGTGCCCCTAAAACTATAATTACTTGGCATCGTTATTTAATTTATTTCGTTTTATAATTTCCTCTGACTTCTTTTGAAGTCTGTCTATATCTTCTTGTGAAATCTCAGTAGATAATTCTTGTTTCTCATTATCCCAACTAAACTTAACTATATCAGTTGGACTTAGTTTTTTCTTCGAATTAATTTGGCATAATACATAACTTTCAAATCTACTTCGTTCCCAATCGTTTCTTTCACTAAGTTCTATATTATCTATTAATAAATATACTTCGTAATCCTTCATTTCATCCATAAAGTATTCAACAGTTACAAGTTTATATTGAATTACTAATAACTTGAATAGATTATGGAATATTAGGCTTTTTTTGGGTTTTCGTTATCCTTTTCTACTTCACCATTAATAAAGTTATTAATACTGAATATTTTATTAAGCCATACCGAAAACTCCGTTAATAGACTTGGATTATTATCTAAGTATTCTACAAATTCTTCAAACTCCAAATCTAAGTCTTTATCAGAAGCCATAACTACACAATAGAAATAAAGAATTATTTCGGTTAAGCCTTTGGGATTAAAAGATTTTCCATTAATCTTTTCGTATATAATCATACTTCTAAAAGTATTCTTTAATTCGATTTCCTTTTCTTTAATTGTAATCTTCATATTAATTATAGTTTAAGTAATGTTATTTAAAAAAAGGTAGTAGCATTATCACTACTACCTTATCTAATTAGTTATAAAAAAAATTATGCTGCTGTATCTTTAGCAATCTTTCCAGTTCCAGTAAGAGTAACTGAGAAAGTAGCGTTTTCACCACTATTTGCATTTGCAACAAGTGAAGTAATAAATACTTTTCCAGTATAAGTAGAATTTGCTTTCTTACTCCAATAGTCATAATCTCCATCTACTACCGTACCATCACCAGTTTCTGTTTTAAGTCCAAAGAAAACTGTGATTGGCTGCTTTGCTATCATCTGAGTGAACAAAGAATCATAAGCGGCTGTAGTATAAAGATTCTCAGATGTGATTTCCCAAGAAATCTTATTTACTTCACTACCACCCCAAAAGCCGTGGTCTTTACTTGAAATATCTGCTGCATCTGCTGTAATAGTAAGGGTGTGCTGTGTTGCGTAAGCAATGCTGTGACCTTCTGCATCAAACAGCATAAGGTCATCACCTTTCATAATATTTGCTGCCATTTTATATGTATATTTTAAATTAATTATTAGTTAACTGTACAACTGAAAGTAAGTTTTTGAATGTAAGAATTATCCTCATAAGATTCATCTATTTCAATTAGCCTACTATCCGTTATCCTCATTATATCGTTTGTTATCTGCTTCTTATCAAATATCTTTCTTATTTCGTTTGCTAATTCTGCCGATTCGTTATAATTAGTAGAAACTACAGTAATAGAATAAACTACAGTATCTTCTACGCTTCCATCTTTATTATAAAGATTATTAGAAATACTTACTCTATAATAAATAATAAATGGAAAAGTAGTAGTTTGTTCTGCAATTACTGGAAATACTCTATCGTTTACAATATCGGCAATTAGTTGGTTACTGATTAACTTCGAATAAATAACCTTACCTATTAGTATTGAATTTGTCATTTAAGATTCTTGTTATTGATTTTATTAACTGCTGCATCTACTTCCCTTTCCATATTACTTTGGAATGAAGTTTCGTTGGTATCTACTGCATCTTTGAAAAAGTAACCCCTTATCTTAATATCACCAGTCTTTCTTGGTTTTCTTAATGCCTTACCGTCATACGTTTTCGCATAACGTGGACTTGTTCTAAAGTTACCCTTTTCAAGTATTTGCAATCTAAAACTACCACTACCAGTTTTTCTTGTACTGTCTATTCTTACTTTACCTACAATAGTTCCATCTTGGTTTTCATAGATTTTCGTAACCCTTACACCTTTTTGTAAAGTATCATCGTATTTCGGATTTTTCTTATTAGTGTTTTTAAATGTACTACTTAGATTTTTTTTTGCATCCTTCTGTATTACTTTTAATGCTTTCTTTAATCCGCTTTTTAGTGCTTTACCAAGTTCTTTATGTGTAAGGTTTTGAAATGCTGTGAAAACTCTATTAGCATTTGTTTCAATCATTTTTCAATACACACTTAATTGTTTTGGTCTGTTTTGGTTTATCTATTTCGATTTCCAGAATACGCCAAAACTTATTATTCCATTTTATTAAATCCAATTCTTCTACGTCAACGTATGTTCTTACTTCAAAGGTCTTATCGTAATTATATACCACTTCATCGTTTTCAATAGAACGATTTCCACTATCATTAATAATCCTTGCCCTTGTCAATTTGTCTTTAATATAAACTGTAGATTGTTCTCCCCAATCGGATTTAGTAATCTTTGGTTTGTGTATCTCGATTACTTCTGTCAATAGTCCAGCCCTCATTAGAAAATTCCTCCATCTTTATATTGTTTATTGTAATTAACGTACATACTTAGTAAGTATTCATAAGACTTTGGAAGTTCGTAAGATTGTGCAAATGCTACTGATTCCCTATTAGCGTATAGGTTGCCAACCATTAATAAAATGGCTTGGATAATTGGGGACGGTAATTCATCCCCATTATCCTTTGCCAATTCACTTAAACTATAGTCAATATGCTTTTCTACAATTTGTTCAGCAACCTTTTCCAAATCCATTATATATTCATCATCATCTGTGAAATACTTATCAATATTCAGATGGTGTTTGACTTGTCCGATTCTTAAATACATACTGACTTATTTTAATATTGTTATTAATTAGGCTACAGTACCAACTGCAATAGCACCATCTCTAAGCACTTTAGCATCGAAGTAAGCATTTACAACAAGTCTTACCTTACCGTTAACTGCTTGGCTGAATGGGTCAACAACTAAATCGATGGAACCCCATTGTCCGATTGCTAAGTTACTAAAATCTCCGAAAGCAATGTTTTTACCTTCAACGTTAGAAGTATTGAATGCCTCAGTACCATCTACTGCATTATGTTCGTAAACCATACCAGTATTATTAGTACCTTTTATCATTCCTCTAAGAGCGGCTTTTGCTTTGTTACTCATAACGTATTTACATTCTCCGTTAACGTTTGCATCTTCTACATCTGCTTCCAAGTCGCAAATATCACCATAATCTGCAATAGATTTAAGACTGTCACCAGAAGCAACGTTAAAGATACCCTTTGGCTGAGTTGCTGAACCCTCACCAGAACCTAAAATAGTTGCTTCGAGTTTGCTATTAATAGCGTTTACTATATCTCTCTTAATAAGGTTTTCAGCATCAAGTGAATCTTGTACTAAGAACTGTTTAGAAACATCTACATAACAAGTAAGTCTCTTTGGAGAAAGTTTAACGTTAGAGAAAGTACCAGCACCGTCTTTTGCAGCATCGGTTTCACCTTCCCAAGTTACGTTAGAACCAGCCATTACTGGAACTTGAACGTCACCAACAAGTCCAGTTAAGAAAGTTGCACCAGCATTTACAAGTACATTCTTTGCTCTAAGTGGCTCAAGAATAGATGTAAGTTCTGTTTCTACTACATCTTCACCTTCTGTTGCTACAGAAATAACTGCTCTTTGTTCTGTAGGAAGTAAAATTTGTCCTTCGCTTGAAAGTCCAGCCTTACGCATTTCTTCTGCACCTTTTTCAATTACTGCACTTGCAGTTTCGTCTAAATTTCTGTTGTTTGCAATATCGTTAATTGCTTTAATAAGTCTAAATTCCATATTAGTATTATTTTTATTAAATGATTTATTAGTTTTATTATCTGCGTTTAATGATTCATCTATCTTTCTTAATTCATCGTTCAATTCCTCAATCTGAACTTTGATAGAATTGTATTCATCTGCTTCTGCACTTGTGAAATCTCGTATTTCGGTTTTACAAGTATCAATTAGTTCTAAGGCTCTCTTTTTAAGTTCTGCCTTTTTGTCCTTAATCTGTAAACTATTCATAATATAAATATTATAAGTTATTAATTTCTTCTGCTAAAATATTCATCTTAGCGTCTATTTCTTCACTAAGTGCTTTTACTTCTGCAAAACGTTGACTACAAGTAGTTGCGTTATATGCTGGCTGAAAGACTGGTGAAACATCATAGAGTTTATCTATTTTATAAATATCCCTATAAATCTTTCCATCTTTCTTATACCATCTTTCTGCACTTGCATCTTTTCTATCAATGCTAAAAGCAAAGGAACTGCTTTGTATATCTCCACGCTGTAGATATTCTAATAGTTCGTCACCAGTTGCAGTTTTCGGAGATTCAAACATATATCGTAAACCATCATCACCAACTTCTAACAATAAAGAACCTTTTCCGTTTTTACTTCTGGCTAGTACCTTATCATCTTGGTGATTGAATTTAGCAAATACGTCTGAATTATCAATGGTATCTTTAGTAATAGCACCTTTGTGTATAATCTCAGTCCAACCTAAATCTTCACTTGGACTTTCGAAAACTGCTGCTAATCCTTCAACAGTTCTACTTTCACTATCAAAAGTAAAATCGCTATTCAATTTTCTTTGTTCCATCCTCTTTTATTTTAAATCTATTATTCTACTTCTAAATAGTTTATTTCTTCAATCGTTTCTTCAACTTCTGGATATTCATCCGTTTCTTCATCTTCTATAATTGGATAATCATCTAATATTTCCCAACCATATTTTTCTAATACTTCATTTGTTGGGTTAATTATCTGTATAGTATCATTTCTAAAATACTTACCTTCTGTTATCTCACCAGTTTCTTTGTTTCTAAATATATATATCATAATCAGTTAAATTAATATGTTATTCTTCAACTTCAATTAATACATTTACCATTGTCGCATTATATCCACTTGGTTTATAACCATTAACAGTCCAAAATCTAAAGTAATTTACCCCTCTTTGTGTTGATAAATCATCTTTACCAAATGTATTCCAATAACCGCCATAAGATTTCCATACATCTTGAATTTCTTTATAACCGCCAGAAGATTGATTATAAAAACCCCATCTTTTATACCATATATATAAACCAAGATTATTAGTTGAACTATCTATATAAAATCTTACTGTACAATCCGCTTGTCTTTCAGTTGCATTAGTTCTAATACCATAAATCTTAGTATCTCTATTAAATGAAGTTGGTAAATTAACCCATTGAAGATTCTTTTTACAGAATACTAAGATATTGTCGGTTGGTATTCCAGTTTGCATTTGTGCATAAGTAATAGAATCTGCTGTAGTATTTCCGTATAGTGATACCATCATTTGCCTAATATCATCATTTACAAAATGTAAAGAACCAGTAAACTTAACTCCATTTGGTGAAGTATAAAATTTTCCTTCTACATTATCCCAAAAACCGTATTCATCTGTACTAATTCTATATTTAGGTACATAATCCCTAACTAACTCACCTCTTGCAACTATTTTAAAACTATACATTCTACCTCTAAATGCTAAGTTGTTATTTAAAGATGGTTGGTAAGTATTGAATATATAAATAGGGTGTGTTTCAATAGTCATACTTGAACCAGCATTAGTATGCGAATAAGATTTAGTTACTACTTCACCAGTTTCTTCATCTATTTCTTCAAATGAAACTGTCATTGTTTTAATATTACCTTCTATGTGGTATAACTTGTTTAGTTCTGGTGTAACTCCACTTAATCTATTAGTAGTTCTTTGTAACTCACTATAAAAAGCATCCACAGAATTATATTTGATATAATAAACAAATCCCCTATTACCACTTGCTACACTTGTATAGTTCTTTTCTTTTCTTCCAAAAATTGCCATACCGCTTGAAGGTGCTTCTTGTGTTTGCATAATATCCGCTTCAATTCTATAATTACTTGCAGTTGTTGCTAAGTAAATACCACTATTAATATATGCTGTTGAAGTGTTTTCTATCCAATCACAATCTATATAGTCATCTCTAAATGCTCTTCTTATAGCAGATAATCCCATTAATCTTCTTCTAAATCTACTCATTGCCAACCCTCCATTATACCTAAGTTATTAACAATACTTATTTGGTAAGTGGTATTTGCTTCTATTGCTGCATCTGTTAGCCATTCTACAGTATTTGGTAAAGTTAAAGTAGTTGGACTTGCACCACTTTCAAACTGAATCATATATTCATTATATTTAGTTGCATCTACTTCTGCAAATGTTATAGTTAAACTTGCAACTTCTCCCCAAACATTAAGAACATTTGGATTAATTGTAACTGTAGTTTCTGTTTGGTTAATGATAACTGGTTCTGCTTTCCTTTGGAAGTTATTATTTACATAATTAACCGTTGTGTACTCTCCTTTTGGTTGGTAAGTATCATTAGCATCGTTTTTCGTTAAATAATCTCTACTAACTTCAACTTTACTAATATAGTTATTATTTATGTTAGTTTCAAGTCTTACTATATTTTCATTTACATCTGCTACTTCGTTACTAATCTTTGAATCGGTTTGGGATTTCGTATAGTAGTCGTTAGTTAGTTTGTAATCTACATTAGTAACTTTATCATTGACTTCTTGCAAATCTTCATTTAAAGCATAATCACCAGCATCTTGTTTGTTATTCCATCTATTACGCTCCGATTCCGAAATATGGATTTCTCCGTTTTCTGTATGTGTGTCAATTTTTTCGTTTAGAGCGTTTACAAAATCGGAACTTGGTAAGTTATCGACTTTTTCGTTTAATGCCGCCAAATCGCTTGTATTGGCCTTATTTGCCAATTCTGCGTTGACTGTATCGAAACCGCTTTGCACTTCATCGGAATCTGCTTTACTTGCAATTTCGTTTTCTAATCCTTCTACGGTATTAGTGAAAGTGGATTTGTTAACCTTATTATTTAATGCTTCGTTTAAATCTGATTGGCTGCTTATAGTACCTTTTATATTACCCCAAAGTACACCATCTAATATAGTTGGTTCTAAATCTTCTGGAACTATTACGTCTGAATCTAAATAAAAGTCTGTAGTGAATTGTCCGATTTTGTTTTGCTGACCGTCTGGATAAACCGTATTATCATATCCAATATTATAACGGCAATTTACAACACCTTTTCCAATATCTTTAATAAAGTCGTAAGTTACGATTATCTGATAATCATCATCCATATCTTCCAAAGAATATTCAGCATATACTTTAATATTCGTTGTAAAGAGTTGGACAATTAAACTATTAGCATTTTCAAGCAAATCTTTTAATCTGCTTAAATCTAATTTTACGTCTGAATTATTGTATATCCTTTTCATTATTCTTTGTATTATTTATATCGTTATCTTCAATCTTACTATATGCTATTGTGTGTTTATCACCACCATCTATTTCAGCGTAACCCAATTCTGTTCTTACTTCATTAATAGAAAGCACTCCCTTATCTAATAGACTTCCGTAATAATCGGCTAACGCTTTCTTGTCAGTCTTTAGTAATGCTGTTTCATCGAAATTAATTTCTAAGTTCTCAGAAGGTTTAACAAGTTTTCTGGTAAACTCTTCTTCTATCATTACAATATAAGGGTTAAGTGTATGTAGCAAAAATTCTTGTTGTGCTGCTTCTATCGTTGCATAAGATGAATGTGATAAGTCACCAAGTAAAACTGGACTAATACCAAAAAATCTTGCTATATCTTGAACGTTAAACAATCTACTTTCAAGTAATTGTGAATCTGCTGCACTAAGTTGGATTGGTTTATATTCCATATTACCTTGAAGTATTGCCAAACCGTTTCCGCCATTACTATATGCACTATTCCAACTTTGTCTAATTTGCTCCCTTTGCTTGTCAGTAACTTGCCCTTGAACTGTAAGAACACCAGACAAATTACAGCCATTAGTAAAGAAACTATTAGCACTATTTTCTGTATTATTGGCTAACTTCAAAGAACGTGCTGCATAAGATAAGACTGAAACGCCATTAATTCCATCATAAGAATTTTTTACTAAATGAATCATATTAATAGGTTCAATCCTTTTTCGGCTAATTACGTTACAAGTGTAATAAAGTTGCTCTTTGTTCTTATCCCAAAAGATTTGAACGTCCGAACTTTCCAAATATCTTAGTCTTAATACGCTACCATCTTCACCCCTTTCAATATATGCAAATCCGTTTCCTTTTAATATAACAGATTGAATAAGTAACTTAATAAAGTTATACTTACTCATTACGTTATATTTGTCTGCAAATACCAAGTTTAGTGGGTGGCTCTTAATTTCATCTTTTTCATTAACTGCTTTTACTCTAATTGGTAAAGTAGCGACTGAATCGGAAATGATTTCAACCGCTCTAAATACTGCACTAATATTCATACTACTATACTGATTTCTAAGCGTACTGAATATTAAGGCATCCGAAAAAGGTACGTAGTTTAAATCTCGTTTTTCAACTTCTTTCTTTTTAAATAAATTTCTCCAGTTCATATTAAATAAATAGTTTGTTATTATGAAAAAGTTTTAGACTACTCCGATTGTATTGTCATAGTGTTCTGTTTCCAAATAAGTTCCTAACGCTTGAAGCATAGCAATTACACCATCTATCTTTAATTGGTCTGACGTTTTAACTGGCTTTACATTATCGTTATGGTCTGATTTAAGACTTACATTAGAAAAACACCATCTTGTAATTTCGTTATTATCAATAATAATTCTACCCATCTTAATTAATCGTTCAAATTCCTTTGTACACCTATTAAAATGCCATAAGGCTTGACTAAATGGTTCAAGTGGTAATCCCTCAGTAGTGGCATTTATCGCCCATTGTGTGGCATTATATGAATCGTAAGCCACTTTTTGAATTATAATATCATTATTGATATTAAGAATATCTTTTAGAACGTAGTCGTAATCTACAACATTTCCAGTAGTTATTTTAAGTAAACCTTTTCTTTGCCAATCTTTGTAAAGTTCTGCATTGGAGTTTTCAATTAATGCGGATTGTGGTAAATAATAGTATGTTTTAAATACAAACTTATCTTCTATTGGTATCATTAGACTTACTGCTGTCATATCCGAAACAGCACTTAAATCTACTCCAATATAACCATATAATCCGCTGTAATCAGATAACTTGATTTCTTTCGAAGAATTGATAAGTAAGTTATTATTAATCCAAATATCGGAACTGCTGCACCATTGATTAAAATTCTTTGTCCTAATTCCAACTTCTAAAGATGAATTATTAACTGCTTTATTTACTTGTTGCTGTAGATAGTCTGGTAGTACCGTTTGCCCCAAAGATGGATTTGCCTTAATCCAAGTAGAACTATCTTTATAATCGTCTGAATCGTCTAACGTATAGATTGCTGTAAATTGTGTATCATCTTCTTTTAAACCAGAAAGAATCTCTAAACAAGTCTTTCTATAATTATAGCAAAATCCATACATTGACAAACCAGCAGTAGTAATAATAAGTGCTAACGGATTTTCTCGCATACCTTGGGAACTGCACATTACATCCCAAAGACGGCTGTCTTTTTGTTCGTGGCATTCATCAAGTACAAAAGCAAAACTGTTATATCCATCGTTTCCGCTCGCATCAGAAGAAAGAATTTGCATTACCGATTTAGATTTCGGAAATCTTATATTATCTCTATAACGTTTGAAATACTTTCCTTTTTTGTCTATTGAACTTAGAAAGTTACTACACATATCAAAACAAATTTTCGCTTGTTTCGCTGAATTAGCAACCATTTCACATTCTGCACCACTCTCGCCATCAGCCACTAACATATAAAGAAGTATTGCAGCAACTAAAGCGGTCTTTCCGTTCTTTCTAGCTAGTTCAATATAAACATACTTGGTAACTCTTTTATCTGTTCCTTTGTGGTAGAATCCGAAAATGCTGCAAATAATCCACATTTGAAATGGAAGTAATACAAAGTGTTTACCTTTGTGCTTTCCTACGTAGTGTCTAAGTTTAGAAATAAAATTGATTACCCTATCTACTTTATCAGTTCTGAAATCGTACTTTTCAAAGAAATCTAAATATCGTTGTGCTGCTTGTTTTACGTATTGGCAAGCAACAATCTTACCATCAATTACATCTTTCGCATATCTCCAATATTTTTCATCAAATTCTTCATACTTATTCATTTGTTAAACTTTCAATAAAATCTTCTTCATCATCTTCTACTTCTGATTTAATTCTACTTGCAGCGTATGGAGATAATCCGAGATTCTTTATTTGTTTTTCTATTTGTGTCTGTAAATCTTTGATAGTAATAAGTAATGGATTTTTCTTTCCAGTAGTTGAATCAAATATACCATTATCTTTAATACTTTTCTTACATTCTTTGTATAAATCTAAGTTATCTGCTAATATCATAATGTTTGCTTCCCATTCTGCATTAACTTTACCATATTTTTCCGTAAGATATTCGTTTACTTTTTCTAAATAATCCCTTGTTTGTTTTGAATATTTTTGTAAGTTCATAATACATAGTTTAAGTGAAATTATTCTTTATCTTTTCATCTTCAATATAAATATATCTTCTTTATTAATAGTTATTCCTTCCAAGTGTTACTTTGCATTTTATTATAGTATGTAGTAACTTGAATTAATCTAAATGAATCTAATTAATATATTGTTTATATAATTTATTAAATCTCTTATTTCCAATTTTTACATCTGAATTTTTGAGTATCTCAAAATTTTCTTTAGCATTTAAATTTGGATTAATCATACTAAAAACTTCATTATCCGAAATCTTACGACTATCCGATTTAATGTTCCTATTTTGGATATAATAATAAATAGTTCTTTCCTTAAAGTTTAATCCAAAATTATTTTGCAAATTCGAAATATTATCTTTTACTGATAAATCTTTATCGTAATATTCATCTAATATTAGATATGTAGTTTCTTTGGAATATGCTTTCTTATTCTTATAAATGATTCCTCTTTTTGGTTTGGTAGTATTTCGGAGTTTTTCTAATACTTCTGAATATTCCGTTTCAATTTCTTCAATGGTCTTAGCAAAACAATATTCTATATTACGTTTTAAAAAATCTTCCATATCTAAACCAGAGAAATCGAAAAAACGGTGTATATCTTCGTAAGCATTAAATAATATTGTGTTGGCATCTACATTGGGTCTCATTACTCTACGTAAGCACATTCTCATAAATAACTTCTTTCTTCTGTGTTGCCCATCGTGCAATATAGCATTTTTTCCGTATGAATAAGGAAAAGCAAAATACCCTTCATCTACATATTGGTATAAATTATTCTCCCAAATATCTTTTTCTACTCTATAAAAGTATGGGTATTTGTGTCGGTTGTACTTCATAAATTCATCATAATCTAATCTGCACATATCATTTAGTAATCTTTCATCGTAAAGTGAAACTGTTTGATTTATGTTATCTTCTACTTCGGAAGTGTCGTTTTGCATTTTATTATAGTATGTAGTAGGTAGTAACTTATTCAGAATAGAATTAATAATTACTTTATGTGTATTAGTTTTATAATAACAATTATGTTTTAAAAAATCAATATATTCTTCTTTATTTAACCCTAAATCTGAAAGACTATAAATAATATTACTACAGTTATAACTTACGATAAGATTTTCATTATTGATATTTGTACCGTTGAAATATTGGGAGCATCTGAGATTACAAGTATCATCTATTTCTTCGTTTACATCATTAATTATTATTTGGTTAAGTTTCCAAGCGGCATAACGAAAAGAAATAAAGTTTTTAATCATTTTATCGAATACATAAATTAAACGAAATCTTGCCCCTTTTCCTTCTTGTAAATTCGAATATGAAGTATAATATAAAGTTGGCTTTAAAGATAGTTTATTTACGTATTCTTCAACGTTTTTATAATTGGTATGGTCTATATCCACACCAATTACAAAACTGCCTACAAAGTTATTATTAGTCTTTTGACTACTATTAAAAGTATTATCTTTCCTTCTGCTTTGTGGATTGAATAAATGACAAAAGACGTGACCAGTAATTAATTTTTCGGTTAATTCTTCTGCATTTAATTCTACTTCGTAATAACTGATTCCCTTATTAGCATTAAATCCGTATTGTTTTCGGATTTCTTTATTATCTGCAACTTTGGAACTTCCAATCATTGCACCGCTAATTATTTTATCTACAAAAGATTCTTTGCTTAATGATACTTTAAATTTGTAATTCTTGTTTATAATCATAATAAGGATAGCGTTTTATTAATTATTTTAGTTATTAATTATCTATAAATATAAATTCATTATTCTTTAATGCTTTATTAAATTTGGATTCACCACCCATTTTAATTTTCGCTTCTTTTCGGTTTGGAAAGTTCTTTCCAGTTGGTTTATGAATTATCATCGTTTTCTTTATTTTTATTATAAATAGTCTTTAGTGATTTTGCTGCAAATTCTAATGCTTCAATCATCGTTTCACATTCTGAATCACCAAGTAACTCTATCGTTATTTTCTCTGGATTTTCTTCTATCTTATTACCATTTACATATATATTCCAACAAGTAGCGGCATCGTCTATAAATTGGACTATTGTTTTACCACCGTGTCCAGCATCACCACCCATTGGGCAATTAGTACCGCTTAGTACAGTTAAGTTATTACAACTAACAACTGTTTTCTTTTTCCATTTCATTAGTTATTATATATTTTCTTTAGTGCATTTATTTCTGCTGTATCTACTGTACATTCTTCGAAATCGGTGCTTAATGCTTCTCTATCCAGTCTTTGCATTTCTACAATCCTATCTATATAATAATAGACTGAATCTACTTTCATTTGGCATTCTACTTTTGCTCTTTGAATTTGGTAATAGGTGTTTACTTCATTTATTCCAAATAATAAGATAATAGGAATAAATACGGTTAATAAGGTCTTTTTCATCGTTTGTTTTATTTTTAGTGTTATTATTATTATTATCTAATTTTAGTCTTTCGTTTAGTTCTGTGTTTCTTTTTAAAATGGTTGGGGCAAATACCCCAACCCAAAAAACAACTAAAACTAAAACAAATTATCTATGACTGTCATAAGTAATATCTATTATTTTATGTCTGATATGAAATTCTTTATCACGGCACAATATAAAGTATTCTTTATCTTCTCTTAGAAAATAAGCATCTAAATTAGTATCTATCTTTACTGTTTTTTTTCCATTTTCACCGAGTTCATAAATTACTACTATTACATCGTTATATTGTTTTTCGAATCCTTTTTTAAATAAAATCATATATCCTTTTTATTATAAATATAGCATTTATTTAAAAAATTTCAAGTTTTTCAATCATTTTTCTTATATATCAAATATATAATTTTTCTTTTAAATATCAAAATTAAAAAATTAAAAATTTTATTTTGATTAATTATTTTTTAATCCTATATTAGTATTAGATGAAAAAATAATCATTCCAGAATTTTTTTTCGAAAAATTCAACTTTTTTCATCAGATTGTACTATTTATATTTAGATGATTAAAAAATAACAACTTAAAATTACTTATTTATGACTAAAAATCTATTAGAAACTGCTATTTACTTATTGATGCTGATTATCATTATCTGCTGCATCATTTATTGCGGATGGGTAACTATTCCAACTTTAATAGGATATTCAGCAACTACTTTACTATTACTCTTAATCGGCTACATCATAGCCGAAACAGATTAGGCTTAGAATAACAACACTAAAACAAATTAGAAGATATGACTAAATTTGAGATTTCAGAAAGAAACGGTAGAAATAAATTGGAAAGTTGGCTTACTTACTACAACTTCAAAAACCTAACAGAAACTAAAGAAAGTTTTGATAGAGTGGATTATTACGCTACCAGTAAAAGAGATAAAGAATACGTATTCGAAATAAAAGATAGGGATTTAACTAATAAATATACTGGAAAGGTTTATAGTTCTATCTTATTGGAAACCGATAAAGTTAATGCTGTTATCCAGAGAAAGAAGGATAGAAATTTAAATCTCGCTTTCTATGCTTGTTTCCATAAAAACGAACTATATTTATTTAATTTGGAAAAGTGTCCAAGTTGGCATAAGATGGCATTATTACCAAAAACGACTGCTGGAGAGTGTGACGAAAAGGTTTGGAAAGATGCTACATATTTTGCTATCGAAAACGCTTGGCACTTTATTAAAGATAATAATAAATGGAAATTAATAAGTAAACCATTATATTATGCCGACAATAAAAAAGCAAATTAAGAAGGTAAATAAAGATAGAAGATACTCTAAAGAAACGGCACAATCTTATTATAATACAAGCCAATGGAAGAAATTAAGAAGTGCTTACTTTATGCAGCATCCCCTTTGTGAAGTATGCCTATTAGAAGGTAAAACAACACCGACTGAGGAAATACACCATATTAAAGAAATTCTATCTGGTAAAGATGATTTAGAAAGAAAAGATTTAGCCTATAATCCAAATAATTTAATGGCTTTATGCAAAGAACATCACCACGAAATACACAATAAGAAAAGGTAG